ATTACTAATTACATTTAAAGGGTTTGTTGTTTCTCCTTTACCTAATTTCATTATTTACCTCCATTACTGCTTTTATTAATGATTTAAATTCTGGTGCAACAAGGTCTTTTTTATCCATAAAATATAAAGAAAAGTTTTCTGCAAACCATTCTGCCTGATTTTTTCTGGAATACAGAGATGGACCAGTTTCTCTTACTTTATCTCTAAGATTTTTCAATAATTGTTCTACTGGTGGATTAACATAAGAACTTCTATTCTTTACTTGCGAAAGTTGATGCACATGATGACCAAATTCATGATACATTAGACTCCTTGTCTGGTCTAATCCATCATCAAAGTATTCTTTAGCAGACCATGGTCTTTCACCTAATCTATCTCCTCTTTTCCAAGTATAAGCAGGTGTTTTTGTTGCTTCTCTATATTTTTTCTCTATAGCACGTTGTTTCTTCTTGAGTGTAATTACTTTCCTCTGAGATTTTTCATAGTCTTTCCACCATAGATTGTATTCATCATAATTAAGACGAATAACTTTTCCATCCGCATCTGTTAATTCTTTCATACCATATTGCCTTCTGATAGTGTTAAATTTTGTTTTTCCAATATCTAGCACTCCCTGATTTGCAAATTCTGCTATCTCTATTTGATTTTGTAATTCTATTTCCTCTAATAAAACACTATTAGGTTTTTTTCTTTCAAGCCCTTTAATACTTTGTGAGTATCTATTTAAAGATTCATAATTAAGCATTAAATGACCATCTCCCATAGAACCATTAGCTTCCTTACTAGCAGTTGTATAAAGACCATTTAGTTTTGGAATTTTAAATCTAGTAGCTAAATCATCTAATTCTTTATAAACTTCTCTTACTACTGTAGCTACTTCATCATCTAAATTAGCTAAACTGGTTTTAAATGTAAATCTTGTTCCTGTAAATCTTGTGCCATAAGGTTTTCCCTCTACTGTTAATATATTTTCTAAATCTTTGTATTCTTTTTTAACACCCACTAATCTTTCATCAAATTCTTTTTTTATAACTTTAACTGGTCTTACATTTAAATTATCGCCTCTTAATGACTTGTTAATGGCAGGAGCTAATAAAGCCTCTATAGATAAAGGTTTTGCAGTACTTGGTTCTGTTATATCTGTAAGATTTACTGGTTGTACTATATTATTTTCTTGTGAATCAAATACATTATCTTCTGGTTCAATATAAATAACAGCACATCTACAGTTAATAATATTTGCCGCTCCACCTTGAGGGTCGCCTGTATACTGCAAAGCTCTCCCACCTACTATAAATGGTGAATCTATATTAACTATTTGACCATTGGCTATTCTGTGGGCTTCTCTAGTCCTTACATCATTTGTAGCAATCCATTGTTTTTTCATGGCAGGTTGTGTTTTAGCATACTGCATACCTACTTGGTGATTAGCAAATGATGCGGCACTATGTGTTTCTGTTCTAGCAATAGTTGCGGCTCTTGCCCTTGAAAACTTTGGACTATATCTTTCTCTTATGTTTTTTGCTATTTGTGGTAGAGGCAAGCCATCTTTTTGTCCATTGAATATAACTCTTCTTAATTGTTTTCTGCTAGTGTCATCAATGTCAGATATATGATTAGCTCCTACTCTCATAGTAAACTTTTCTAATAACTCTTGATAAAAACCATTGTAAAGCTCTTTTCTTAATATGTAGGCTTCTGACCTATCACTAAATGTTTTTATAACATCATACCAATGTGGCTCTAATATTCTTGCAACTTTAGGTCTTGTTTCTGACATATAAACATCAAAGCCCATAATTCCATTTTGCTCTAAGGCTTTTGATGCACCAATAGATAAACTACTGAAATAGTTAATCATTTTTCTGGATAAACTTCTTTCAAAGCCTAATCGTATTCTATCTTGGGTTTGAGCTTCTTTCCTAGCATCAATTCTTTTTCTAGTTTTTTTATAAGCTAATTGCATTAGTCTTTAGACCTTAGTGTATGCCCTTCTGGTAATAAGTCAGTATCAAACTTTCCTCCTTTAAATCTTCCTGCTCTTACTGCATATAAGAAAGCATTGACTCTTGCAAAAGCCCATTGGTCTGGACCAGTTACATTTGGTCTTACACTTGATGGATTAGTTCTGTAAGCTCCAACCCCTCTAACAAAAACTTTTTCTAACATTCCTAGAGTAACTTTCTTGCCTTTCTTATCTCCATGTTCATCATTATGTTCTTTAACTTTATTTTTTAATGATGTTCTAACTTTGCCTGTTAGTTTCTTTTCTTCTAGGTCAGAATCTAAATTTTTCTTTTCTTTGTCTTCTTTGTTCATCTCGTCAACTTTTCTTTTGCTCCAAGCAAAACCTGCATCTCCACCCCATAAAGCCCAAGCTATTCTACCTGCTGATGGATAACCTTTTTCACCTTGTCTAAAACCTTCTGCTCTTTTATCTACTTCATGTCTTGAGAAAAAAGATTTCATTCTTTTAACTGTATCTGGTGATAGATTTTCTCTTGCTATAAGTTGACTTGCTCTAGTTGCACCTATGTTTGTACCACCTCTATTAAATTCTGCTCTCCAATCCTTACCTCTTCTTGCTTCTTCTGCCATTTCTACAGTAGGTTTAAGATTGATTTCTTTATATAGATTTGTAATTTGATGATATTCTTCATGGTCTTTGCAAGGCATATAATATGTAATGCCATTAATTACATGACTATGTGAGCCAATACAACCAATTTGAATTGCTCTCTCTTCTGCTTGTTCTTGATTCTCATGCAGTTCCATTGTTTTTAGATTTTTTTTTTCACCATAAACATCTTCATACAACTTTTCTGCATCATCTTCTGTTTGTGGTTGCTCTGGTTCTGGAGTTGGACTGCCTAATGGGAAAAGGTTTGATGCTATGTAAACGTCATCTCCTCCTGCTATTGGACCAAGATTTAATCTTTCTCTTGCTTCATTCCTTGTTAATACTCCTTCTGATACTGCTCTAAGGATATTATCAGTTACTAATCTTCTTCTTTCAGATATTGCAGGTATACTATCTATGTCATATTCCAGTATTATATCATCACCGAATAAAGGTACTAACCATTCATTAAGGTCTGATTCTATATGGTGTAGTAATGGAATAATTGTTTCTTCATATAAAGCAAGTCTTGCTTCTGCCATGTTATTGTATGTTGTTGCATCTGAAGCTCCTATAAGCTGTGCAGGAACACCAAACACTAATGCAATATCTTTTGCTGACATAGATTTCATATTAGCAAAATCCATATCTTTAGGTGATAAACCCATCTCTTTGTAATCAAAGTCGCCTTCTAATATCATTGTACGACCTGTGTTGTTTGTTCCATTAAATCTTGCTTGAAGGTCTTGTTTAAGTTGCTCTCTTTGACCATCTGTCAAGGTTGTCATTGCACCTACTTCATCTCTAGGCTTATATACTACTGCTCCACTAGGTCTTGCTCCATTAATAAGCAAATGTGTATTATGTTTGCCACCTAAGTTATGTTGGTCAATATCTGCCGCCGCAGGCATAATTGGTGATTGACCTAAGAAATCATCTACTGGATTAAATAATTTTATTTGTTTTACTTCTGATTGACCTGTTATTTGGTCAATATCATATCTTTGTTTTACTACACCTTCTATTACATAATTATAAGCTAAAGGCATTAAAGCATTTTTAGTTGTTTTTATTTCTATTCTATCTGGTCTTAGGCAATATAATTCACTAGGCTCTCCATTGTCTGTTCCTACTCTTAACATATAAGAATTGCCTGATAATAATAAATAACTAACTACCTTTTGAAAATATTCACTTTGGGACATAGTAGGATTAGGTCTGGATAATAAATCTAATAATGGGTGGTCTTCAATAGGTTGGTCGCCCCTCATTAATTTAAAAGGAACTGCGGCAACACCATTAGCTATTTCATTTATACAACGATAAACAATAGCATTTTCAACATAACCATCTCTTGCTAGGTCTGAAAAACTATCTCTTGCTGTAGAATTACTGTAGCCTGTTTGATGATATGATACTGTTGCTCCTTGTGAGGAGTAACTCTTACTTGTTGTTGCATTTCCTCTTAATGCTTTCCATGCGTCTTTTAATCCCATTAGGTAACTCTCCATAAAGCTGTCATGCTTGATTTACTTAACTCTGTTAAAGCCCACACTAAGGCATCAAGTCTATCTGGTGAATTAGACTTTTCACCTGTAAAACTACACATTTGGTCTTCTAACTTACTAAAAATTCCACAATGTGATACTCGTTTCTGCTCGTATAATGCACTTATTGGTTCTGCTCTGATTACTTTTCCTTTAGTAGCTGTAACTGCTTTATAAGGAATGTTCTTATCAACAGTTCTAAGTAATCTTTCCACTAAGTCGCCTCCATTATTGACTTCAGCAATGATTCTTGATGCTTTATGCTTATGATATGCATTAACAGCAGTCTTAGCCCAAGCATCTGGAGTCATCTTTCCTGACACATCATCTAATATATAATACCTATCGTCAAGTCCTAAACCACATACCACAATTCCTGTTTCATCACTATTGATATTTGCAGTTACAGCAGGGTCAATACCTACAACAACTCTTTTCATCTCTGGGATTTCTTTAACTCTGCATTCTTCTATCATGTTTAAACTCCACAATGCACCCTCAATATCTTCTAATATTTCTGCGTACAGTTCTTGCCTACCAAGTCTTGTCCCTTCATATTGTTCTTTGAATAATTTTAATGCTGAGTCTGCTAAGTTTTCTTTATTTTCAAATGTATTGCCCTGTGTTTTTACTACATCATTTCTATCATATAATGATTTAATTAATGATGTTGGTCTAGGAGTTGTTGTAACTATTGTTTGTGGCATTTCTCCTAATCTCATTCCAAACTGTAATTGATTCCAAGAATCTGGATATTTCCATGCGGCTAACTCATCACACCATGCTCTATGATACTGACTACCCCTAAACCTATCTGGCTCACTTGCACTAAAGCCCATTATCTTTGAGCCATTGTATAATTCTATTTCTGAAGTTGATTTGTTATAACTTGAATATCCATCTTTGTAACACTCTAAAGGCATCTGACTTACAATCCCTGACACTCCTTCAAAGCAAACACGTCTTAAATCGCCTGTAGTAGGTGCAACAACTGCTACTCTTACATTCTCATGGCTTATTGCATATAAGACAACATCTATTGCCCCTGTGAGAGTTTTACCCCAACCTCTCCCTGCAAGTATAAGCCAAACATTCCAATCACCTCTAGGTTTTAATTGTTTACCCCTAGCTGTCCTATACCAATCATTGTATAGTTGAATTGTCGCTTTCTTGCTTGTTGTAGGCAAGTTCGTCAAGTACTTCAAGAAGGTCTTCGAATCTATCTCCGATTTTAACATCTACTTTTAGCCCATCTCCTGTGTGTTCTGTTTCAAGTTTATCTTTCCAACCTGCTCTATTTTTCAGAAAGAATATCATGCAAGTATTATCGCCTTCTTTAGCTTTATCAAATAAAGTATTAGTAATGGTAGCAACTCCTTTATCTCTTCCTCTTTTTATAGCCTCTGAAAACTCTGGAAACTCATTCTGTTTTTCATAGAGTGTTGCCTCACCCATACCTAGCACATTGGCTATTTGATTCATTGTTAAACCTTGTGCTGATAATGATTCTGCTTTTTTAATAATTTCCTCTGTAATTTGTATTTTAGGTCTAGCCATTGTTATCTCCTTGTATCAATTATTGCATTCAT